CCGAAGACGGCCACGAGTCTGCTCACTGTGGGTACCCCATCGCGAACGCCCCGCAGAAGATGCCCCTGCCGAAAACCAGTGCGAAGTGCTCGCGGTTCATCGGCCGGATGTTCGGGTTCACGTAGCAGCACGCGAGTCCCGCTGCGGTCGCGGCGAGATAGAGCTGTTGCACGATTACCCCCGCGTCCAGGTACGGCATGAATCGCTGCTCATCGATGGCCTTGTACGCGAGCGGGTCGGCGAACAGCAGCCCCACCACGGGTGCCCGGTGAATCCACCCGACGCCGCCGACAAGCAGCCCGCCCAACAGTGCTAGGTCATCCCGATCGGTGACCAGGTGAACGGTCACAGCCCGCCGGTCGCATGACGACGGGCACATCGACGCCGTTTCGAGGACGCCTTCGATCACCTCGGCGGCCGGAGGTTCGTCGGCGAACATGCGGGACGAGTGGCGCTCCCGCATGATCTCGACCAGCACCTTGCGCTTCCGCGCCTGATGGGCGAGGTAGCGTTCCTGATACGGGTCCCAAGGGGCGGGGAGTTGCCCCGCCCCTTGGATCTGCTCCATCGCTTACGACCCGAGCGTGACCTTGACGGCACGCACGAACAGGCTCGCGGCACCCGATTCCTCGGGGTCCACGGCCGGCGTGAACTTGCCCGTCTCGGGATCGATCGCACCAACATCGGTCACGACGTTGGTGCCGACCCACGCATCCAGCGCGAGGAGGTCGACCAGGTCGGTCGAGGTCTCCAAGTGCTGAACGGCCCTGATCGCGTACCCGCCCTCGTTGAGGGACGCGCCCCATGCCGCACCCTGCGGCACGAACGGAGCCCGCGTGCTGAGCACGTAGGCACTCCGGTGGAATGCGTAGCCCTCGTCCGGCGGGATCGCGTTGGACACGAGCACCGTGAAGCCGGCGATCCGTCCGATCTGCGCCTCGCGGAGCGCGGTGTCCGAGCCCGATCCGTCGAACCTCGCGAGCTGCGGGGACTTGAGGATCGCGGCCTCGATCGAGGAGCCGACCACCAGCGCCCGGTCGGCCAGAGGCACGTTCGCGTCGTTGAGACACTTGCGGGCATCGACCAGGGCGTTGTACCCACCCTGCTCGTCGCTCGTGTCGATCTCGACTTCGTTCTCGTAGCTCGCGCCGCTCATCAGCGTCGCGACCTCGTCCTCGTAGCCCCGCACGATGGCGGCGAGACCCGGAGCCATCACGTCGCGCGTGAAGACCCGGATGTCGAGCGTCGCTTCCTCGTCCGTGATCGGGATGTCGACCTGGAGGTCGTCCGTCAGGGTGACATCGACCTTGCGCTCGAACAGCTTGGTGCGCACACGCGCATCTGCGCTGCGGAGCGCCCGCTTGTTGGCCACCACGTAGGCGGGCAGGCGGATCGAGATCGTGTCGTCCTTGGCCCCGCGGAAGTCACCGACCGCATCCCTCCACACGAGCGACGCGAGTACGGATTCCCGCTGGAGCAGGCCCAGCGCAACATCCACGACGACTTCGGGCTTGATCGCTTCAAAGCCCTCTGCTTCTCCCATGTTTCACCTCTTCCTAGTCGTGGGGTCGCGCCGAACCGGCACGACCCTCTATTGCCGTGGGATCAGCTTGAGCAGCTCTTCCCTGCCGGGAACCTGCTCCTGCGCGGACGATGCGCCCGAGCGCAGCTTCTCCTTCGGCTTTCCCTTGTCTCCCGCCGTGTCGGCGGGCTTGATGGCCTCGAGCAGTTCGTCGGCGGCCGCCTCGAGTTCCTCCTGTGTGCCGGTCGGGAGGAACCGCATCAGCTTGGCCGGGATGCCCTTGGCCGCTGCTACCTCATAGCGGAGCGCCTTGGACTCTGCCTCAGCGGCTTTCTTTTCCGCCTCGGCCGCGCGCTCCGATGCCTTGTCCACGGCGGACTTCTCCGCGTCCTCGGCTTCCTTCAGCCGACGTGCGGCGTCCGCGTTGGCCTTCGCCTGGCCCTCATGCTTGCGACTCAGGCTCTTCCACTTCTCCACTTCAGCCTTCCAGTCCGGCTCCCTATCGGTGTCGGGCGGGTCTTCTTTGCCAACATCAGCCGGCGGGTCCTTCTCGATGTCCTTGTCGGGCATCTCCTTCTCCTTCCCGTGTCGGGATCGGTTTACTCGGCCGCATCCTCCATGTGGGCGCGTACGTGTGCGGCCACGCCGTCGTAATCGCCGGTGGGAATGTTGGTCCCGCCGCGCGCGCCGCCGAGCACCGCCAGGACGGCTCGGCACGCACCAAGGTTGGCCGGGGCGCTCGCGGTCGGCCCGTGGTGCCACATCTTGTAGGTGGCCTTCACGTCGGGGTCGCCCTCGGAGTCCCGCCAGCCCGCCATGTACCGCAGGACGGCGGCCTCATTCGGGGCTGCCGCGACCGCCGCCGGGCCGTCCCATGGACGATCAGTCGTCGGCGTGTGGTGAATCGCGATCGCAGGAATAGGTCCTCACCTCCCTTCTGGCCAGACCGGCTCCGCCGAGCAGACGCAGTGATCGTGGGATTCGAAGCCGGCCGTTTCCTCGCTGTAGACGGCTCCGCGACCCTCGAGCATCTGGCAGAAGTCACAGGGGTTGCCGCCCGTGACGCGCTGCCATCTGGGTGCCCGCGGGTCGCGTGCAGTAGAAGCTGTGATCGTGTCTCTTGCTCCGTCCAGCACATACCGGGTGGCAGCACCGGCCAGCCGTACGAATCCGTTAGCGAGGGCCGCATCCTCGGAGTACCCGACCGAGAGTGCACGGATCGTTCCCACGAGTCCCGTTGCCGTGAGCGACCGAGCAAGCATGTCCATCGGCGGTTCCAAAGCAAGCTGCGGGACCACCACGCCCGGCACTGCGGCAGCGGTTCGACACTGCTCGAAGTAGCGCGCCGCGATCCCCGCCGCATCTCGGTTGCCGGCCCGGACGAGCACGCTTGCCAGGTAGTTGAACCGATCCCAGGAGGCTAGATCGTCCGGCCGAAAGGACGGCCAGAGAACCTGTAGCCTCCGCAGGACCACCGCCCGGATCGCCAGCAGGTCCCGGCGGTTCCGGGCCGTCAGCGCCGCAGGGGCTCTCATTCGCCAGGCGGCGCGGCTTGCCGGGCGAGCAGCGTGGACAGGTTCGCAAACGCATCACCCTCCCTAGCGGCCGCCTTCCACCGCTCGACTTCCTGCTGAGAGACGTTGGGGATGCGCTCCCATAGCTCCTTGGGCGGCACACCGAGCATCGTGGTCAGCTTGCCGAGCGCGTCGGCGACCTGAGACAGAGACCGCGATTCGGTGTCGCGCCAGCGGACGTAGGCCGCCGGGTCCGTCGGCGTGCCGTTGAGCTTGCCGGCGAGCTCCAATACCTGCTCCCACGCCTCCCCCATCACGACTTGACGCTCCGACACTTTCCGCCGGTGCGAGGCATCCGCCGCCGCGAGCGCCTCGGCCGAGAGATTGATGAGCGCGCCGATCATCTCGTGCGCCGGGGTCTGAGAGATCGTCGCGAGGTGCCGAAGGGTGGCCTCCCGCGAGTCCAGGTAGCCCTTCAGGTCCGTCTGCCCGAACTCACCCACCTTCGTCTCGGGGTCCTCGAACGTCCAGAGCTTGCGTGCGCTCGCCTCGAGTGCCTGCTGCTCGGAATCGGCCAGCCACCCGAGGATGTACCGCTGGCGGAAGGCACCGTAGTGCTGGGCGACGAGCAGGCCGAACGTGGTGATGTTGATCTGGTCCTGGAGCGGGATCAGCGGCTCGACCTCTCCCTCCACATCGCCGCCGTCGTCGTCCAGCGTGTTGCGGAAGCGCACGACGGGAACGTGACCGACGCCGTGCTCCTCGAAAGAGGCGACCGTGACATCGTTGGCGAGCGTGTCGTTGGCCTCGAGCCACCAGACGTTCTCGTCGTCCATGAGCCGGTAGACCCGGCGCTTCCTGGCATCGGCCGTGATGCCCCGGCGCTCGAGCGCGAGTGCCGGCCAGTCGTCGTCGGCATCCGCATAAAGGGTCGTCATCCGGCGCGGCGACGCGCCGCGGATGACCGGTACCGGGTCGCCGGGGAGCACGGTCACATAGGTCGTCCCGTAGCAGAGCGCCGAGCGATGGGTGCCGATCTGTCGTGCATCCATCCGGTTGCGCTGCCATATCTCCCAAGTCGGCTCGTCGTCACCACTGAGCGGCACCCGGAACCCGTCGATATACATGTCCTGCACGACCGCGTTCACGACGAACTTCATGAGGTTGACGCGGGCGATCTCGGCAAGGCGCCGCACCTCTGGCGGCGTGGCCTTCGGCAACCAGCGGAGCGGACCGATCCTGTTCCATGCGCTGGTGCGTCTCGCCATAGAGGGGTCCGGGTCCGTGAGATACATCCGGATGCGCTCGAG